GCGACCAACACGATCGCGCTGCTGCAGGCCGCGGATCTGTCCTCGTTCTTGCACGAGTCCGGCCACTTCTTCCTCGAGGTGATGACCGACCTGGCGGCCAGCGTGCAGACCTACGACGCCGACCAACTCACCGAGGGCGAGCGCAGCGTGCTGCGCGACGTGCAGGCGCTGATGCAGTGGTTCGGCCTGCGCGACCTGAACGAGTGGAGCGAGCTCGACTTCGAGGAAAAGCGCGCCTATCACGAGAAGTTCGCCGAGTCCTTCGAGCTGTACCTGACCGAGGGCAACGCCCCCAGCATCGAGCTGCAGCCGATGTTCGGCCGGTTCCGCGCCTGGCTGCTGAACGTGTATCGCAGCATCAAGGATTTCCTCGCGCGCAACCCGGCCGCGGGCGCGCTCTCCGACGACGTGCGCCGTGTGTTCGACCGCATGCTGGCCACCGACCAGGCGATCAAGACTGCCGAGCAGGCGCGCAGCCTGATGCCGCTCTTTGCCAGTGCGCAGCAGGCCGGCATGACCGAGGATGAGTTCGCCGCCTACCAGGCGCTCGGCCAGGATGCGACCGAGGCCGCACAGGAAGAGCTCGGCACCCGTGGCGTGCGCGACATGCAGTGGCTGGCCGGCGCGCGCTCGCGCGCACTCAAGCGCCTGCAGAAAGAGGCCGCAGCGCTGCGCGAGCAGATGGAGATGGAAGCGCGCCGCGAGGTACTGAGCCAGCCCGTCTATCGCGCCTGGCAGTTCCTCACCGGCAAGCTGACCGCCGACGACCGCCTGCCCAAGCTCGCGCGCCCGAAGTCCGACCCGGATGTGGTTGATCCCGCGCTCGACTCGCTCTTCGTGGCCGTGGCCAAGCTGGGCGGCATCGACCGGGCCGAGCTCGAGGCGCAGTGGGGGCTGGACCCGAAGGAGAAGATCGCCCAGCAGGGGTTCGGCAAGCACGTTCTGCGCCGCAACGGCGGGCGCAGCATCGACGAGATGCGCAGCCTGCTGGTGCAGTACGGCTATCTCGACGCCAACGAGGGTGGCGCCGACTGGAACCCGCGCGAGTTCGAGGAACGCTTCTTCGAGGAGCTGTCCGGCGCCCCGCAGTATTCGAGCGCGGCCGACTTCGACGCGCTGCAGGACGTGCGCCCGGGCGACCAGGTGGTCAATATCGAGGGGCTGATGGCTGGGCGACTCGACCGTGCGGCGCTGACCGAGATCGGCCTGCCAGCGGAGATCATCGAGCACCTGCGCGGGCTGCGCATGACGGCCAAGGACGGTCTGCACCCGGATCTGGTGGCCGAGCTCTTCGGCTTCACGTCGGGCGACGAGCTGGTGCGCACGCTGGCCGCGGCGCAACCGCCGGCCGTCGAGATCGAGGCGCTGACCGACCTGCGCATGATCGAGCGCCACGGCGACCTGGCCAGCCCCGAGGCGCTGGCGCGCGCCGCCGACCGTGCCATCCACAACGACGTGCGCGCCCGCATGGTGGCGACCGAGCTCGACGCCCTGGCCAAGGCTGCCGGCCGGCCGCGGGTGATGATGCAAGCCGCGCGCGAGTACGCCCGCCAGATGGTCGATCGCCTGCTGGTGCGCAACGTGAAGCCGGGCCAGTACGCCGCGGCCGAGGCGCGCGCCGGCAAGGCGGCCACGCAGGCAATGAAGGCCGGCGACCTCGAGCAGGCCGCAGCCGAGAAGCGCAACCAGCTCGTGCAGAACCAGGCGGCACGCGCGGCACACCGGGTGCTCGACGAGATCGAGGCCGGGCTGCGCTACCTCAAGAAGTTCGACGGCGACAGCACGCGCAAGTCGATCGACGCCGACTACCTCGAGCAGATCGACACCCTGCTCGAGCGCTTCGACCTGCGCAAGGGTCAGAGCATGCGCGCGATCGACAAGCGCACGGCGCTCGCCAAGTGGATCGAGGAGCGCGCCAACGAGGGCACCGAGCCTGACATTCCCGAGTGGCTGCAGGCCGAGGCGGCGCGCACGCACTACAAGAACCTGACCGTCGAGCAGTTCCGCGGGCTGGTCGATTCGGTGCGCCAGATCGAGCACCTGGGCCGGCTGAAGAACAAACTTCTCACCGCGCGCGACGCGCGAGCGCTGGACGCCATCGTGGCCGAGATCGCCGCGTCTATGGAAGCCGCGGCCGGCGGGCGCACGATCGACAACGAGCGGCGCAACACGCTGGCCAGCCAGGTGCAACACGCGGCGCGCGGTTTCATGGCCATGCACCGCCAGATGCACAGCCTGGTGCGCGAGATGGACGGCTATCAGGACGGCGGGCCGTTGTGGAACGTGCTGGTGCGCACGATGAACGAGGCCGGCGAGCGCGAGGCCAGCATGCGCGCCGACGCTACCCGCCGGCTGCACGCGCTCATCAAGCCGCTACTGGCCGAGGGCGGCAAGATGGGCGGCAAGGGCCAGCACTTCCCCAGCCTGGGGCGCAGCCTGAACCGTGGCGAGCGCCTGGCGATCGCGCTCAACTGGGGCAACGAGGGTAACCGCCAGCGCCTGCTGGATGGGCGCGGCTGGACGGCCGAGCGCGTCATGCCGGTACTGCAGACGCTGACGCCGGCCGAGTGGCAGTTCGTGCAGGGCGTGTGGGATTTCTTCGAGAGCTACCGGCCGCAGGTCGCCGAGAAGGAAAAGCGCATCACCGGCAAGGAGCCGGAATGGATCGAGCCGGCGCCCTTCACGATCGAGTCGGCCAACGGCGGCGCAGTGCAGATGCGCGGCGGCTACTACCCGATCAAGTACGATCCGATGCAGTCTGGCGAGGCTGCGGCGCATGCCGACGCCGAGAGCGCCAAGCAGATGATGCGCGCCGCCTACACCGCGGCCACCACGCGCCGCAGCTACACCAAGGGCCGCGCCGATCGTGTGATGAACCGGCCTCTGCTGCTGTCCTTCGACGGCATCTACCAGGGCGCGAATGAGGTGATCCACGACCTGTCGTGGCACGAGTGGCTGATCGACGCCAACAAGATCCTGCGCCGGCTCGATGCCCCGATGCGCCAGCACTTCGGCGCCGAGAAGGTGACGGCGATCAAGCGCGCGATGGAAGACATCGCCCGCGGCGACCAGCCGGCTACGACCGCGTTCGAGCGCACCCTGGGGCATCTGCGCAGCGGCGCGACCATCGCCGGCCTGGGCTGGAACCTGCGCACCGCGTTGCTGCAACCGCTGGGCCTCACGAACTCGATCGTGCGCGTCGGCCCGGCGTGGATCGCCCGCGGCCTGCGCGAGTTCTACGGCTCGCCCGCGCACATGGCGCGCAAGGTCGAAGAGGCGCAAGCGAAGTCCGAGTTCCTGCGCAACCGCATGCGCACGATGAACCGCGAGATCAACGACGTGGTGAACCGGCTCGACAAGGGCAAGAGCGACCTGCAGCTCGCCATCGAATCCAGCTTCTTCATCCTGATCCAGAAGACGCAGGCGCTGGTCGACTACCCCACTTGGTACGGCGCGTTCGAGAAGGCGATGGCCGACCCGGCGCTACGCAACGAGGACGGCACGATCGACGAGGCCAAGGCAGTGGCGATGGCCGACCAGGCGGTGATCGCGGCGCAGTCCGGTGGCCAGGCGAAGGATCTCGCGCAGATCCAGCGCGGCGGGCCGCTGCTCAAGCTCTTCACCAACTTCTACAGCTACTTCGCTGCCACGCTGCAGCTTGCGGTCGAGCGCGCCGGGCAAACCAACCTCAAGAAGCCGCACGAGGTGCTGCACCTGGCGGGCGACTACCTGCTGCTGATGGTGGTGCCGGTGATCGGCTCGGTGCTCATCAACGCGCTGATGAAGGGCGCGCCCGATGACGACGAGTGGGTCGAGCAGATCATCGAGGAGCAGATCGGGTTCCTGATGGGCTTCTTCCCGCTCACGCGCGAGATGACGAGCGCCGTGCAGGCCGCGACCGGCTTCGGAGGCCAGTTCGGCTACAGCGGGCCGGCGGGCCTGCGGTTCTTCTCGGACCTCTACAGGCTGGGCGCTCAAGTCGGCCAGGGCGAGTTCGACATGGCCGCCTTCAAGGCCGCGAACAACACAGCGGGCGTGCTCTTCCACTACCCCGCCGGTCAGGTGAATCGCACGGTCGAAGGCACGGCCGCGCTGCTCGAGGGGCGTACCGACAACCCGCTGGCGGTGATCGCCGGGCCGCCGCCGCGCAACTGACCCGGTGCGCGTGGTTCGATTCTCCGGGGGTAGCGTGCAGGCTACTCCTGGAGACCCGCACGCATGACCATCTCGACCGAACTCCGAAAGGCCGGCCCATTCACCGGTAACGGCGTAACGACCGCCTTCCCGTTTTCCTTCAAGGTTTTCGCAGCCACTGACGTGACCGCCACGCGGGCCGACACCCTGGGCGCCGAGACTGGGCTGGTGCTCAACACCGACTTCACGGTGGCGCTCAACGCCGATCAGGACGCTGCGCCCGGCGGCACCGTCACCCTGGCGGCGCCGCTTTCGACAGGCTACCGGCTCGTCGTCTCCAGTGCGGTGCCCAACCTGCAACCGACCGACATCACCAACAACGGCGGCTTTTATCCGCGCGTGATCGAGGACGCTCTCGATCGGCATGTCGCGCAGATCCAGCAGATCGACGAGAAGGTCGACCGCGCATTGAAAGTGGCGGTCACGTCGCCGCTCGGTGACCAGGTGCTGCCGTCACCCGTGGCGGGGATGCTCCTTGGGTGGAACGAGAGCAACGACGGGCTGAAGAATTACGCACCCATCGGCGGGACGCTGCTCTGGCAGCAGTTGGCTGCGGCGAATGGGTCATCGCTTGTTGGCTTTCAGCAGGCCGGCGCGGGCGCTGTCGTGCGCACGGCTCAGGACAAGATGCGCGAGCTGGTCAGCGTTAAGGATTTCGGGGCTGTTGGTGATGGCGTGGCTGACGATACGGCTGCGCTTGCTAACGCAATTGCGTGGGCCACAAGCGGAACTAGAAAGCGCACTTTGTTTTTCCCCGCTGGTGTTTATGTCACGACCGCCATGTTGGACGTAAACAAACCAACCGCAGTTCTTGTTGGAGAAGGTCGTTACAACTCAGTCATCAAGTTCACAGGAAGCGGCGTTGCTGTGAGGTTTACAGACGCAAACCCAAACAACGGAGCTTTCACTTTCGGTGGCGGCATTGAGGATATTTGCATCGAGGGTAACGCGAACGCCACTTCGTTGTTGTATGTAAATTATGTCAATCACTTTTGTGCGAAAAACGTAAACCTGCGGGAGGCGAATACAGTTAGCGGAGTTGGTCTGCACATACTTGGGACAGTGCTCGGATATTTTGAGAATGTTTACTGTTCGACCAACGCGCAACTAATGGCCAGCCGCCCGCAAAACGGAATTGTGGTTGACAGATCCACCACAACATTGTCAAGAGCCACTGCTAACACCTTCATTCATTGCGTCGTGGAGGGCATGACCGGGGATGGTATACAACTTGTAAACTCAGATCAGTCAGCGTTCTTTGGCGGAACAAGCGAAAACAACAATGGTAACGGTGTGACCATTGCTGCTGGCTCGCGTATGAACACTTTTGTAAGCACAGCGTTTGAGAACAGCAGCGGTACTACGTTTGCGGATATTTCTGACAACGGGTTTTCAAACAGATTCGTTAATTGCTATTCCAAGAAGATGATTTACATTGGCGCAGCATCTCAGTTTTCTCAAGTGGAAGGCGGTTTCCACCAGAGAATAACTGTTACTGGCGACTTTGCAACTTTGCAAGACCTTAAATACAGCTTCTTTTCCGCCGGAGGAACTGTTACCACCACGGACAACACTAGCACGCGAAATTTGTTCAACGCGGATACAAGTGCGCTAACTTTTAACACTAAAGCGCCAACTACTCCAACAGTCACCGCATCGCCCTATACATATACCAATGGCAGCGGACGGGATGAAGAAGTGATTGTCAGCGGAGGAACTGTGACACAGATTGTGTTTAATCGCGGTGGGCCAATCGCAACGCTTCCTACATCGGGGATGTTTAGATTGGCTCCTCAAGACAAGCTGGTCATCTCGTATTCATCTGCCCCAACAGTTGTGGTGGTGCCTTTTGGTACAAATTTCATTTGACCACGCTGTCCGTACTAGCACCCATCCAACTGGCTGACATCGCCGCAGCGCACTACACGCTGCGGTTCAAGATCGGCACCGAGGCCGCGCGGGGCGGGCGTTTGCTGCTGCAAATGCCGGCGAACGGCTTGGCGGGCGAGCAGGCGGGCGAGGATGATGTGGGCGGGGGTCATGCGTCACCTCGATTCACGCAGCCCTCGCAGGCCGCATCGTTTTCCCGCTCTGAGTGGCAGCACGATCGCGGCAGCCAGTCGGTCACGACCAGCCGGCCAGCGTTCGCGCTCCACGGATGCGCGATGTAGTGCGTCTGTCCGCCGCGCGGCTTGTCGTCGCCTGTGCGGGCGCTGTGGCAGCCGTAGCGCCAGCCCTTCGAGGCTAGATGCACCGTGCGCTCGTGCGGGACTTCGGCGTGGATGTGGTTCGGGTCAAGGGGCACGGTTGGCCTCCGCATCCGATGCTAGATATACCGGAACCATCTGTCCCTCATCGTCGGGGTTGAGCCAGATGGAGTTTCCGTGCTTCAGCACACGGACATCGCCCGCGTCAACCCATCCGACGGGCTGCGCGCGAATTTCCGCAATCGCAGCGGCCCAGCCGATGCGAATCAGCCGGCGCTCTTCGTCTGTCGGGTTGCCGACACGCAGCAGGTCTTGGACCTGCTCGTCAGATAGCGTCATGGCTTGGCCTCCGGTGCTGCTGCGAGTCGCCAGTGAGTAACGGGCGCGTATCTCGGATCAATAAAAACTTCCCCGCTCGGCCCTTCCCACCAGTAATCACCATCAGACTGAGGTACGCACCCGCACAGCACAGACCCGTCTGCAAGTTGCAGATCAACAGGGTCAAAGGTTGGGTGTTTGTCCGGCACGGGTAGCCATGTGGCGTCCGGCGCGCTCGGCACGTTCTGTGCGCCAGGGATGGCGTAGAGCGGCTGAACTTCGTGGTTGTGCTCTTTTGCAACTCGGGCGGTTTCTTCTGTCAGCTCGCCGTACTGCCACTTAACGGCACCACGATAACGCCAGCGATACGCGGTCGCCGTAACCACGCAGTCAGCCTCGTGACGCACGGCAGCGCGCAGTCGCTCGATTTCGGATTTGCACGCCTCCACGCAGTCAGCCTCGTGACGCACCGCCGCGCGCAGGGCGTCGCGCTCGCGCAGCACGACGTTGTACCGTCGTGCGAGTTCAAGGAAGGGCACGTTGTCCTCCAGGTTCTGCGTGCTGATCCCTTCGCACGCCTTCAGACAGGCATCGATTCGGCGCTTGTTGTCGATCATTTCGATTTCTCCTGCGTGTCTTTGACGGCATACCTGTTTCCGGCAACGGTCGGGTGCATCAACTCGCCGTTGGCGAGGATGTCGCAAACCATCGTGCGCTCAGGCTCTCGCATTTTCTCCTGGTGCATTTGCAGGGCCATCCACCTCCGCTTGTGCCAATCTGCGGATGCTTCGGCGCCTTCAAGGCGGTCGATCATCTCGACCGCCGCGTCAATCGCCTCGCCGACCGCGAGCGGGCCAGGCTGCTCGATATCACCGCCACGGCGCCATTCGTTGAACTGGCGAAGGATGGCTGCGGTTTCTGCTGGGGTCATGATTCACCTCTGGCGCGGATTTCTTCGGCGCAAGCCCTAGCTGTCAGGCCGCAATAGGATTCGGCCATCCACTTGATGTCGCAGATCGCGGCGCAGGCTTCACGCTCTGCTGCTGCGATCGTCATCATTAATGCGCGCACAGTTTCAAGGTCTGCGCGCAGGCCGGCAATCACGCCTTGCAGACGCTCGATTTCTTCTGCGGCTTGCGGCCCAACGCCATCCATCAGCGCCTTGAGCTGGATGTCACCCATGCCTTGCATGGCGCGAAGTCGATCAATGATGCCTGTCATGGTGTGGCCTCCAGGGCGGCTTTGGCTTGCACATAGACGCTGTTCCCACAAGCGACGACTCGCGGACTTTTTTCAATGTTCAAGGGTGCGCGTTCTTCCAGATCGTTGAGTAGATCTGTCAATGCGGCGCGCAGGGCGTCGCGCTCGTGGTTGCTTGTGTTGAGGGCAAGAGCCAATCTGTCTGCGAGCTTCATAGTTAATACTTGCTCTTTCTCAGCCACTTCGAGGCGGTCTTTGAGCGAATACGTCATCTGTTGAAGTGTCGCCTTATCTGCGCGCAGGGTGTCGCGCTCTTTTTCAGCCGCTTCGAGGCGGTCTAGAAGTGCATGAACAATGGCTGAACTCTGCGGGCGCTTGTCTGCCCGCAGTCCTGTGATGTCGATCATTTCGATGCCTCCAGTGCGACTTCACACGACCTCAGCTCTTCAGCGGTCATCAACATGTCGTGGTTGTTTTGACGGACGGCCAGCCGCAGCGAGTCGGTGAGTACGGCACAGCGTTCTTCGAGTTTGGCAGTGCGTTTCTCGGCTGCTTTGAGGCGATCGAGGAGTTCGAGAATGGTTGCGGGGTTTGCGGCAGCGATGAATTCCGCGCAACGCTCGGCGGCGTCGGAGCAGATGCGATCACGCGATTTCAGGTCTCCAACCTCAAAGCCGCGACTTCCGACTGTCCAGCCAGTTGAGAACCAGCATCCCCCTCCCGCCTCGCGCGCCGCCTGCTCCAGCGCGTCCAGATTCAATTCAGCCATGGCGCACCTCCTCATCGACCCGCGCGCCAGCGGGGTAGCTGTCCCATTCCTCGTGCTCGGCGACGGGGCGGTAGCGCCGGCCGACTTTCTTGTAGAGGGTGGTCATAGTGATTCTTTCCTCGCTCATCCGAGCCACCTCCACTTGCCGCCGACAAGATCGTCGCCAACCGGCAAGGCGCGGCGCCCTCTCCGGTTGTGCCAGTCCGCGCTGCATCCCCCCGCGTCGGCCTTGTCAAGGATGAAGCCGGCCGCGCGCAAACTGGCGCCGCCCTCCTCGGGAAGCGTGTACGTGATGATTGTTTCGTACCCCATAGCCCGCAGAGCTCTGCGCGCGGCGCCATAGAGCATGCTGCATGCATTTGCGGTGCCGTCGGTGCACACGCGCCGAATCTCAACCAGAAGCGGGTCCTTCTGCAAGGCTGGCGCGCTCGGGTTGCCGATCATCGCCACGCCCACGCGCACCCACTCAGGCCCATCCAGTAGCCGCGTCTGTTTCTCTACGGCCAAACTCAACTTGTGCCCCGGCAGCGGCTGGTCTTTGTGGTGTCGATGTAGGCTTGCTACGAACAGCTGCGCATCCTTCAAACTGCACGGAACAACGCGCAAAGTCGGCGCCACTGTAGCCGGCGAGGTGGCCGCAGTCGTGTTGCTTGAGGTCATTCCGTTGCTCCTTGTGCGCCGGGGAGGGCGTAGAGCTTGGCGCGCTCGGCTGCCGCAATGAGGGCGGCGAATCGTTCAAAGTATTCTTCCGGGTAGTGCGCCTTTGTCGTATGAAGCATAGACGCACGTCCTGCGTCAAAGAAATGGAAATGGAATCCAGCGCTTATTGCCAGATTAATGATTTCGTCTCTTGTCATGGCTTGGCCTCCAGTTGCGCCCGCTTCGCCGCCTTCCGCGCCCGCTTCGCCTCGGCTTTGGCGATGCGCTCGGCGTCGTGCGATGCGTGGCGGGGCAGTAGGTAGTCGGTTGGTTCGCGCTCGAACTTGCGGCGAAATATGGGCTGCGACATGGCAATTGCCATCGCGGCGGCCAGTGCTGCAGATCGTGTCATGGCTTGGCCTCCGGGACGGCTGCGAGCCATTCAACGATGCGCTCTGCAAGCGCCCCCGCGCCGAGTTGGTGCTTGCCGTCAATCTCTCGGATGAACTGAGCTAGTGCATCAACGTCCGGCGCGCTCGGCACGTTCTGTGCGCCAGGGATGGCGTAGAGCGGCTGAACTTCGTGGTTGTGCTCTTTTGCAACTCGGGCGGTTTCTTCTGTCAGCTCGCCGTACTGCCACTTAACGGCACCACGATAACGCCAGCGATACGCGGTCGCCGTAACCACGCAGTCAGCCTCGTGACGCACGGCAGCGCGCAGGGCGTCGCGTTCATCCCTTGCTTTGCGATACATCGCAATGCTTTCAGCGTCAGATTTCTCAGCCGCTTCGAGCCTCGCGGCCAGCCGCTCGATCTCATCCGCCGCAGCCAGCATCACGCTGGGCACGTCTCCTGCCGCGCGGCCGGTCGGGTCACGTTCTTCGATCACTTCGCTTTCCTCTTCATGGCTTCGAGCAGCAAGTCCTGCACCTCGCGCTTGCTCTCACGACGCGCCATCACGATCTCGTCGATCGTGTCGGCGGCGACAATGTGGTGGATGAACACCGGCCGATCGTGGCCGGCCTGCGCCTGGCGGGTTGGGCCGATGCGCTCGACGATCTGCTGGTACTGCTCGAGATCCCACCAGTGGCCGAACATCACCAGGATGTTGCCGCCGTCCTGCAGGTTGAGCCCGTGGCCAGCGCTGGCCGGGTGGGCGAACAGAATCGGGATCTTCCCCGCGTTCCAGTCGCGGATCGTTTGCGGGTCTTGGTCCAGGTGGCGACCTTTCGGGAAGGCACGCAGCAGGCGGGCAAGATCGCTCTTGAAGTGGTAGGCCACCAACACAGGCATGCCGGCCGCCTCCTCGATCACGTCCTCGAGCGCTTGCAGTTTTGCGTCATGTACCTCGGACCAGTTGCCGGCCTCGTCGGTGTAGGCCGCGCCGTTTGCGATCTGCAGGCACTTGATGGTCTTGGCCGCGGCACTGAAGGCCTCGATCTCGTGACCATCGAGCTGCATGAACATCTCGCGCTCCATGTCTTCGTAGAGTGCGCGGGCGCGCTTGGGCAGCTCGACGCGGATCACGTTCTCGATCGGCTGGCGGATGTCGAACCAGTCGCGGGCATCGAGCGACAGGCACAGGTCACGCATGCGGTCCTCGATCTGCTCCTGGGCGAACGGCATCGGCTCGATGCGGGTGAAGCCGTTGTCGCCGGGGATGGAGCGGAACCAGCGCTGCACGAAGGCCTCCCAAGTGCGCCCTAGTCGCTGGCCACGATCGAGGAACCAGGCCTGCCCCCACAAGTCCTGCAGCCCGTTGGGGCTGGGCGTCCCGGTGAGCTCGATGAAGCGGTCGACCTTGCAGTGCGCCACCCGGGCGAGCGCCTGGGCGCGCTTGCCACCTTGGCGCAGGCGGAAGGACTTGAGCCGGGTCGATTCGTCGGCCACGACCTTGCGGAAGGGCCAGCGCTCGCACAGTTCCTCGACCAGCCACACCAGGTTGTCGTAGTTGGTCGTGTAGATCGACGCCGGCCGGCGCAACGCGGCGCGTCGCTGCTCGGGCGTGCCGATCACTGCCGACACCTCGACGTTGCGCAGATTGCCCCACTTCTTGGCCTCGTCCGGCCAGGTGCTCGCGGCCACGCGCAGCGGAGCCAGCACCAGCGCAGGGCCGGGTTCGACCAGCTCGAGCATGTCGAGCGACATCAGCGTCGACACCGTCTTGCCCATCCCCATGCCAGCCCAGCCGCCGCAACGCGGCAGGTCGAGCATGTGTCCGATGAGCTGGTGCTGATAGGCGCGCGGGGTAAATGCTTGGCGGGTCACGGTCTGCACTCCATGAAGTGGCACTGCACGTATCCGGCGAGGTCGTCGGGTGCGACATCCAGAATGCTCCTTTCATCCACGTCGCCGGGCGCGATGTGGCCGGCGACGATCAGGTTGCGCAGCCACTGCGCGGCGTAGGGGTCGATCTCGTTGTAATAGGCGGCCGGCATTACTCGGCGACCTCCTCGAGCACCACGCCGGCCTCGGCGAACATCGCGCGGGTGCTGGCGATCTCCGCGGCCCGGCGCGCGGCGAACTCGGGCGGCGGCGGCAGCGCGACCACGCGCACGACACCGGCCTGGATGAGCTTGGCGGCGCAGCGTGCGCACGGCGGGTGCGTCACATAGACCGTGCAGCCCTCGACCGGACGGTGCGCGAACAGCAGCGCGTTTTCCTCGGCATGGATCGTGCGGCGCAGCTTCTCGTCACGATCGACGGGCGCGTCGACCACAGCGCGCGGGAAGCCGTTGAAGCCCAGCGACACCACGCGGTTCTTGGCATCGACGATGGCCGCCCCCACCTGGCTGGACGGATCCTTCGACCAGCTCGTCACCAGGGTGACGAGATCGGCAAAGCGGTGGTCCCACTTGTTCAGGCCCATAGCATCAGCTCCTCGACCTTGTCCTTGGTGTCGATCACCTCGACCGTGAAGCCCAGCGCGCGCAAACGGTCGTGCTCGCGGGCCTGCGCCGGGGTTGGCTTGGCGCCGGGGCGCTTGCACTCGACAAAGAGCGCACGGCCCCCGGGCATGAGCACCAGGCGGTCGGGCACGCTGCGCCGTTGCGGGCTGGTGAATTTGTAGGCGGTGCCGCCGGCTTCCTTCACGCGGCGGACGAGGTGCGCCTCGATCTCCTTCTCGAGCATGGGTCAAGCCCTGATTGGGGAAACCACAACGGCGGCTTCCTTGATCGCAGGGTCGCTCAGCGCGGCCGGGCGGAAGACAACCGGGTAACCTGGGCCGTGGGCGTTGATGTCGAGCGCACGGGTGGTCGTGGGTTCGTACTCGAACAGCGCGCGGATCTCGTCTTGCGTCATGGCGATCACTCTTTTCTGTATCTCGTGGCCTCGAAGCCGGCCGCGGCGAGCGGCAGACCGTCGGCCCACTTCGGGTTGGTGGCCATGAGGCTGGCCAGGTGGTCGGCGTTGAACTCGGGCGAGTCCGGCGCCTCGGTGATGAGCTCGTCGTGCACCGAAAGCACGATCGCGTAGCCCGCGGCCTCGATCGGCGGCATGCTCGAGGCGAGCACGTCGCGGCTGGCGGCCTGAGTGATGTTCTCGGCGAGCTTGCCGCCGTAGGTCTTGAGGCGCTGCCACTTGCGGCTGTACTGGTTGGTGCCCATGTACGTGACCTTGTCCTCGAGGATCTGCGGGCTGGGGTAGCACAGCGCCCTGCCCGAAGGCAGCGCCACGCGCAGCCACGCACCATCGCGGCGGAACTTGACCCGGCGGCAGGCGAGCGTCACGCCCGGCTGGGCGATCGCACGGCGCGCGGTGTCCTCGAGCTCCTTCCACCAGGACGACACCTCGGGGTGGGCCGCGCGCCACAGCCGCTTGAATGCGTCGCACACGATGTAGGTGCGCTGGGCCAGCCCATACGTGCGCTTGTTCTGCTCGGACCAATCGAAGGCGCGCGCCGCATCCTGCCGCACGGCAGGCGGGATCGAGTCGGAGGCCTGCTCGGCCATCGCGTCCAGGTCGATACCGTAGGCAGCGCCGAAAGTGATGAAGGCGCCAACACCGCCCTCGTAGCCGAGCGCGAGCTCCATCACCTTGCCGATCTGGCGCATGCCGCCATCGCCGGTCTTCTTGTTCTCCATCACCGCCTCGGGCGTCACACCGAAGGCCTTGGCGTAGGCCAGCGCGTAGAGGTCGTGGCCGGTGCCGGCGTCGAAGTCATAGAAGGCGCGAACCTTCCAGTCCTCGCCCGCCAACCAGGCGAGCGCACGGCCTTCGATGTTCGAGAGGTCGGCGACCACCAGCTTCTTGCCGGCCGGCGCGATCAGGGCGCCGCGGATCGCCGAGCTGGTGAGCTGCATCACGTCATCGACCAGGAGGTCGGCGCAATCGGCTTTCAAGGCTTCGATGCCGGCGTCGATGGCCCCCTGCTTCAGGCTGGGGCGCGGCAGGTTCTGCGGCTGGAACAGGCGCCCGGCCCAGCGACCGGTGCGGCTGGCGCCGCAAAACTGCAGCGTGCCGCGCAGGCGCCCGTCGCTGCTCACGCCCTTCAACAAGGCCTTGTACTTGGCCGTGCTGGTCGTGCTCGCCTGCAGGCGAATGGCCAGCAGTTCGCGCAGCTCGAGCGGCAGGTCGGGGTCATCAATGCGCCGCTGCAGGGTGCTCTGCTGCATATCGGGCAGCTCGATGCCGTAGGCGGCCAGGATGTGGCGCAGCATGGCGTCGCGCTGGGTGGCGGCCTGCACGCTGCCGTCGGTGATGTCGCGGGTGCGGCGCGCGAGGTCGGCTTGCGCGAGATCCACGGCACGGATCGCCGCCTCGGCCAGCTCGACGTCGACCGCCACACCGCGGTCGTTGATGCGCTGGTCCAGGTGCCACAGTGCGAGCTCGGCGTCGCGGTAGTTCCAGGTGGGCAACTTGGCGTCGATCGCGCGCATCGCCTCGATGTCCAGGCGGGCGTACTCGATGAACTTGGCCCACTCAACCGGGTGCGTTTCACGCGTGGCACGGACGATCTTGCTGGTGGCCGGGCGCGGCTTGCAGAAAAGCAGCACAAGCTGGCGCCCTTCCTTGTCCTTGGCCTTGTCGGCGGGGATCTGCAGGATCTCGCACAGGACACCCAGCGCACCGGGCAGACCGTGTGCCATTGCCTTGACCATCGTGTCCCGCCAGTGCGGTAGCGCGTCGCCGAACAGCCACGGCATGGCGTGGCGCAGCACCGTGCGGTCGAAAGCGCTGTTGTGCGCCACGATCTCGTCGAAGGCGGTGGTGCGCAGCTCGGCCGGAGGCGTCGCGTTGGCGGTCACGTCCCACACCTTTACCGGCCCGTCGTCGATCGCGTAGGCGAAGAGCATCACCTCGGCCCGCTCGGCATAGGCGTGCGTGCCGTTCGTGATGGGCACCTCGCAGAAGGTCTCCGTGTCCAACCAAAGCCTGGTCATATCGGTTCTCGTTGTTCGCTTTGCAGTGCCCGCCGGGCTGTTTTCCCGCAGGCTTCCGTCTGGTTGATTGATCGGATGGCGGGCACTGCAAAGCGCCCGGCCCGAAGGCCGGGGCGTGCTGGGTTACACCAAGTCGTCGGCGGTGGCGCCGCTGCTGATGTCGTCGAACTCGTCTTCAGAGGCCGCGCCGCCGCCAGCGAAGGCGTCACCGTCGCGGAAGAACTGCACGCCGCGCAGGCTCGCGTTCACGCGCTTGCCGTAGTTGTTGTCCTGCGGCCAGAGCTCGATCGACGCATTCACGAAGCAGCCGGCGTAGGGCTTGCCGTCCTGCTCGGTGAGCGGGCTCTTGTCCTTGTCGATGACGAGCGGCCGGGTGGCGCTGCGGGCGGACACGTAGAGGTTGCCGGGGAAGCCGTCATAGTTCGCCTTGAGGTCGCCGTCGTGCAGGGCGACTTTGTCCTGGGCGCGCATCTGCTTGAGGATGGCCTCGGCCTTGGCGCCCCACTTGTCCTTGGCGACTTGCTCGATTGCCTGGTTCAGCGCCTTGACCTGGGGGTCGGCCGGATCCAGCAGGAAGGAAGCCGAAAACGCCGGCTTGCCTTCGCCATTGACGGTCTTGGCCTCGAACAGCACGGGGAAGGCGAGGCGCACGTTGGTGAGTTTGACTTTCATGGTTCATTGCTCCTTGGGGATGTGGAAGAACTGGGGGTACTGCGACTTGATCCGCTGGGTGGTTTTCTCGATGGCCTTCTGTCGCTTCAGCGGGTCAGCGGCAGAAGGCTCGGTGAGCGCCGCCTTGATGAGCGCGCGGCGCGCGTCCTCGGGCAGCAGTTTGGAAACAGACAGATCGGGAACCATCAGACCAAGTCCTCGACTGCATCGAACTCGTCGGCCGTGGCGGTGATGACGATCGCCGGGCGCTTGTCCGATTCGGGGGCGACGCTGGGCTTGCCGTCGGCCTGGGTGATGAGCTGCTGCAGGCGCGGCCACTGGCGCGGGCCGATGTCGCCGGCCTTGTGCAGCTTCTCGGCCGTGGTCGGGCTGATGAGCTTCAGGTCGTACATCTGCTCGAGCTTCAAGCGCATGGTCTTGAGCGCCTGCTCGGCCTCTTCCTGGTTGGCCCACTGACGGGCGCCGCGGCGGCCTTCGACCAGCTTGTAGCCGGCCACCGGCTCGCCCGCGAGGAGCCGGCGCTCGACCTCGGCGCGCACGGCCTTGCACCAGGACTCGATGAGATCGAGGTGGGGCATCATCCGCGCCAGGTGTGCGCCGTCTCTGTTGGCAACGCGCTCGGTGCAGGCGCCGAGCTGCTGGCCGATGTCGCGCGTTTGATCCACGAAGTCGTCAGCCACGGTGTTGAGCACCTGGGCGGTGAGCGCCGGGCACGTCGCCTTGGCTTTGCAGAAACGGCACTGCTTGTCGCCTGGGACCAGGTCTTCAGCCTCATCGACGCCTTGCTCAATGCAGGCGATGGCCCACGATGCTTGCATCGCAGCCTTCTGCGCGAAGTTGAGCAGATCAACAACCGAGCACGCCCACTCGCTGACGTGATCGAGGCGCGGCTGGTGGATGACCATGCGAACGCTCTCGAAGTCGCCCAGCATGCCGAACTCGTTGAGCGCGCCCAGCGCGTACAACATGAGCTGTTCGTTCTCTTCGGCCTCGACGCGGACCCCACGGCCGTACTTGAGATCGTGCACCTGGATCTCGCGCTCGAGCAGGATCACTGCGTCGGACGTGCCGAAGGACTCAGGCACGCCGATGTGGTCGCTG